TCCCAACAAGCAACTAAGTCTTCTTTTGTTGCACCACGACTTGATCGTACAGCAGACTTAGGTGTTGAACCTCCTTTGATTGCTGAAGCTGGCAAAGACGCATTCGAAGCTCTTGGCATGACGGCAGAGAAGAAAGAAGCATGGCGTAGCGTTAATAAGAAATCACAGCGCTCTAAGCTCTTACCAGAAATTGAAGACGCAGCACAACAGCTTTCTGAAAACAAAATTACATCTGAACAGTTTAGACAAATCTCTAAAGATAAGCAACCAATTATTGCGCTAGACAAAGTTCCAGAAATGCCAGCGTATGAGGACATCAGTGGCGCTCTCACTGACTCTCAAGTTAAGAAGGGTATTGTTGGACTCAACTTAAAGATACCAGCAGGAGAGCGAGTATCTTCTCGCCTTGATATTCCTGCATATAACGACTACGACACATGGGTTGTTTCTCTGCATGATGGCACTAAGAAAAGCGGTGCGGCTGTTGCATATGCTAAGACAGCAGTGCTGCGTAATGTTGAGTTTGTATCTGACCCAAAGGTGGCACTTGACATTGCACGGCGTAAACCGCTTGCGTCTGGTGGTCGTATGGGCAAGGCCACCATTGCTCGTATCTTTGGTGATTGGGTTCCTCACAATCCAGATAATGCAAAGACTTTTGCTGAGAAGATATTCAAAGACCCTGAGTGGACACAAGTTGGTATGAATCCATATCGGGCTAGTTATTTTTATGATAAGGCAGATGGCTTGCCAGTTACATTTGCTGAAGAAGTTGTACAGATTGGACCACTAGTTATGGCAAAGAATGTTAAGAAAACAACACCGGACTCTCCTATGTTTAAAATTGATCAAAAACAACCAAATAGCCCAACCTTTGCCGAAGGCGGCATTGTTGAACAAACAGATAGCATGCTAGCTAATGGCGGCATGATGCAAGAGGGCGGCACAGTTGACCCTGTTTCCGGTAATGATGTTCCAGTTGGTTCTCTTAAAGAAGAAGTGCGTGATGACATTGATGCCAAGCTGAGTGAGGGTGAGTTTGTAATTCCTGCTGATGTTGTTCGATACATTGGTCTTGAGAAGCTGATGAAGATTCGTGATGCTGCTAAACAAGGTTTGAAACGAATGGAAGAAGTTGGTCAAATGGGTAATGCTGAAGAAGCTCCAAAGGCTGACGAAGCTTTTGATGAAAGCGATGACGAATTTAGCAGCAGCATTGATGAAATTATGTCTGAGGTTGATAACGAAGAGCAGACAACTAAGATGGCAGCTGGTGGATTTGTCAGTAATACCTATAAAGAAGGAATGAAATTCAATCCAATGGTTGATGTTCGTTATTTTAAACATGCCGATGGTCGTGTCATTTATATCACATACATTAATGATAGGCCAATGACTGCTATTCCAGAAGGATTTACTCAGACAGATACACCAGTTGAGCAAAAGATTGGTAAAGAAGCTGATGATAAGATATTAAAACCAGCGGTTACTGGTGATAGTGGTGGAGGTACTGATAGTGGTGGAGCTACTACTACTACCACATCTGGTCGCGGTCAAGGTGTTAGTAGAACAACACAGTCGTTAGCTCTGAACGCTCTTGCTCTTTCACAAAATCCAATTGCACAATTCTTAGCCCCACTTATTTCTAAGGGTGTTGGTTATGTTGCCGGTAAAGCGCTTGACGCACAACTTGATGCAGAGGGTAGAGTAAATCAGGCTCTGGAAGATGCTGCCAATATGGGATATGGTACAAAGGTTGATAAAGAAGGCAATATTACTACCTTTGTCAATGATAAAACAATTGATGCGTTTGATCTTGAAACTTTTGGAATTACCGGCGCTCAACTAGCTGCCGAAGCAGCAGGTGCTGGCATTGCTGACGGTGGTCGTGGCGGTTCACCTGCTGATGCTGATCCGGGCGCGGGTGGGGTTGGGGTAGAAGGTGCTGACGCTGGTCGTGGCGGTTCACCTGCTGATGCTGATCCGGGCGCTGGTGGGGTTGGGATAGAAGGTGCTGACGCTGGGCGTGGTGGATCACCTGCTGATGCTGATCCGGGCGCTGGTGGGGTTGGGACAGATACTGGTGGCTACGATCCCGGTACTGACACAGGTATCTCTGGTGGTGGCGTCTCTTCTCAAGGCTCAGATACTAGCAGCAGCAACGACTCTGGCGATGGCAACTCTAGCAGCACTAGCGACTCTAGCAGCACTAGCGACTCTAGCAGCACTAGCGACTCTAGCAGCAGCGGTGATGGTGACGGTGACTATCGAGGTGGATTCATTACTCGCAAAAATCCAAAATCAAAAATTGCAAAGAAAAAAGGACTTGCTTCCCGTAAGTAATGTATAATATGAATACTATAACCAGTGGTGGGCTGGCTAGTAATTAATATCTTCCCACCATTAATGGCTACCTATTCCCCAAGCAGAGCTTGGCTTACATTAGCCCCAACCTTTGGAAACTAAATGACAGATGTCGTAATACCGCAACAAGTTAAAGTTGCTGCCTTTGCTAAACGTAATAAGAATAATGATCGTATTGAACAGGCCGAAGAAGAGATTCGCCAATTAGAAGCAGAGCGTAATGCTCCACCAGCTAAGCCTGTTAAAGAAGACGATAATGATAATGACGGACCTGAGCCAACTGATGCTGAAGAGCGAACTTTCAAGAAGCGGTATGGTGATCTTCGTAGGCATTCACAAAAGATTCAGCACGATCTGCAAACTCAACTTGATTCTATAAAAGAACAACTTCAGAAGACAGCCGCTAAAGAAATGAAACTTCCATCAAGCGAAGCTGATCTTGCTCAGTGGATGCAATCATATCCAGATGTTGCAAAAATTGTTGAAACTATTGCTATGAAGAAAGCAAAAGAACAATCTCAGGGTATTGAAGAACGACTAAAGCGCATTGACGATCTTGAGAAGCAAGCCCTTATTGATAAGGCCGAAGCCGATCTAATGCGTCTACATCCAGACTTTGCTCAGATTAAACAGGACGATGAGTTCCATGATTGGGTGGAGCAGCAACCTAAATGGCTGCAACAAGCCCTGTATGAGAATGATACTGACGCTGTTGCTGCTTCTCGTGCCATTGATTTGTACAAAGCTGACAAAGGCATCAAGACTCGTAGTAATAAAGATGACACTAAAGATGCTGCGCGTAGTATTAATACTCGCTCTGAGCGCAATACACCATCGGCTACTAATAAAGAAGGTGTATTTTCAGAGAGTCAAGTTGACAAAATGACTGTGCAACAATATGAGGCTAATGAAGAAGCCATTGTTGCATCTATGCGTAATGGTACATTTGTTCGTGATTTGTCCGGTGGCGCTCGATAACGCTTGACAAATTTAGAACTATGTAATATAACTTACCTTAATTCCGTGGTGAAAAAAGTAGCTCTTTTAGTAACCACGGTTTAGTATCGCAAGTAACAAGTTACCCGATAACCCTACATCGTTAGCCGTCAGTTGAAAATATAACTAGTGTATTTTTTGTTGACCACCTATAGCATCGAGGCCCGATAGACTGATACCTGTGAATGTTTCAAGCCTAATATAAAGGAAACTATCATGGCTTTTCAATCAGCTGCCAATTATGGCAACCTCCCCAATGGCAATTTTTCGCCAGTTATCTATAGTAAGAAAGTACAAGTTGCTTTCCGTAAATCGTCTGTGGTTCAAGCAATCACTAATACCGACTACTTCGGTGAAATCAATTCTTATGGCGATAGCGTTAAAGTTATCAAAGAGCCAGAGATCACTGTCAATGCCTATGCTCGTGGTACGCAAGTAACTTCACAAGACTTGGAAGACAGCGACTTCACCCTCCAAGTTGACAAGGCCAACTACTTCTCGTTCAAAATGGACGATATCGAAGCTGCTCACTCGCATGTCAACTTCATGCAGATGGCAACTGACCGTGCTGGCTATCGCCTCAAGGACCAGTTTGACTCTGAGATTCTTGGTTACCTGTCTGGCTACTCACAGTCTACCATTGGTGCCGTTGCTAATGCTGTCAACACCACCGTGTCTGGCACCAAAGCTGTCTCCACCGCTGGCTCTGATGAACTGTTGACTACGATGAAGCTGATCAAAAGCAGCTTCACCAACATCACCACTAGTTCCGCTGGCGATCATTCGATCCCTATCGCACCACGCCTTCCCGGCGCTACTGCTATGCCTACAGCCACTGCTTCCCCATTGATGATGATCGCTCGTATGGGTCGTTTGCTCGACCAACAGAACGTAGACACCAATGGTCGTTGGTTGGTGCTTGACCCAATCTTGGTCGAGATGCTGAAAGACGAAGATAGCCGTTTGCTGAATGGCGACTTCGGTGGCTCTGGTCTGCAAAACGGTCTGATCTTGAACAACCTGCATGGCTTCAAGGTGTATGTGTCTAACAACCTGCCAAAGGTTGGCACTGGTCCCGGCACTGCTGGTACTGCTAACCAGAACTCCAACTATGGTGTGATCGTTGCTGGTCATGACAGCGCTGTTGCCTCTGCTGAGCAGATCAACAAGACTGAGACATATCGTGACCCTGACAGCTTCGCTGACATTGTTCGCGGCATGCACCTCTACGGCAGGAAGATCCTACGTCCCGAGGCTCTGGTGACTGCGAAGTTCAACGTAGCTTAAAGCAACAGAGGAGGGCTTCGGCCCTCTTCGTTTCAAACTCTTAACAAAGGAAATTTATCATGGCAACTA